GCTCCAGTCGTATAAACGCCGTTGGTCACCGTCGCTGCATTTCCAGTAATGGAAATGCCCCATGTTCCGGACGCATCTCCACCCGTTCGTGTGGGAACATTAAGGGCGGTTCGTGCGGCAGCGTCCGTCGTGGCTCCCGTTCCGCCGTTAGCTATTGCCACCGTACCCGTAACGTTAGCGGCGGTCCCCGACACGTTACCTGTTACGTTGCCGGTGAGGTTTCCTGTCACGTTTCCGGTGACCGCGCCGGTAAGCGGACCCGATACACCGGCAGTAGCCGTAATCAGACCCGTAACAGTAAGTGTTCCCGGAATGGAAACCACGCCCGTGGAATCAATCGTCAATCGCGAAGAACCCGCGGTAGACAACGCCACGTTGTCCGCAGCCGGAAAGAAAATACCGGTATTAGTATCCCCGGTGGGGATAATGGAAGGGCTGGCCGCCGTACCTGCGCTGACCGCAAACGCACTCGATGTGGTTAAAGAAGTAAACGAACCCGTAGAAGGAGACGACGCACCAATCGCGGTTCCATCAATCGTTCCGCCGTTGATGTCCGCGGTCGTCACCGTCAGCGTAGGCGTCATCAATTCCGTAACACGGAGCTTTTTGAACACGTCCGTTACGGTAGATCCGGTACCCACCCCGTCAAACCGCAAGACAACATCGAATCCCGCAGGGATCTCAAAGTCGTTGCTGGCGTTATAGGTGCCTTGGAAAACAAATACAGAACGGCTTCCGGGCAAGCTGTTTCGGAAAAAAACAATCTTTTCCGCATCGTTGGGGTCTAGCCGAACAAATACGTTTGCTCCCAAATCGCTCGCAGAGGTGAATTCAATCCACTTGTTTCGCCCGTCCGAAATCGCTCCGTTGTCGATAGCCAGAATGTTTGGCGACCCCGAGGTTCCAGCAGACGTAAGCGTTAACGTCACCGACCCGTTAACGGCTTGATCGATAATGTCAAAGTTGGTGTTTGTCGTGGTACCCCAAGTACCCGATTGCTCGCCAGTCGCCGGTTTTTCAATCCCAAGGTTTACGGTATAAGTGCTTGGCATGTTCTACATTCCTACGCTGCAATTTCGTCCCATGTAGGACTTTGTGCGGGCGAAACTTCCGCCCACGTCGGCGCTTGACTGGGGTCAATTCCACTATAAACGGGATTCTGGTCGGGAACAATGTTCCCATAAATTAGCACCCGACCCGCAAAACCCGTTGCACTAACGCCCGTTACGCTTACGTTGGCGACGGTACTTAACGATACGGCCCCGACGATTCCCGTTCCGGAAACGCCCGTAATAGACACAACTTTTGGCAACGAGACAACGACAGAACCAACGGCCCCCGTAGCAGAAACACCGGTAACCGGAACCAGTTCTTTTTCTGCAACAATCGCGGTTCCTACCTGCCCCGCTGCCGCAAGCCCTGTCGGGAAAACACGCGCTTTTCCTACAACGGCAACAGTCCCTACCGATCCCGTTGCCGATACCCCCGTGACGGCGGTAGAAACATCGACCTTTACAGTAACCGCGCCAACCGACGCCGTACTTGAAACCCCCGTAACCGGAACGACCGCGTTAGAAATAATGCTAACGTTCCCAAGGATGCCCGTACCTACCGCATCCGTAACTAGTACGTTCGCCGAGGTTCTTACAGTGGCCGTGCCTACAAGTCCCGTCGCGGATACGCCAGTAACCGGGACAGACGTTGTCGGGCGCGCGACAACCGATCCCACTTGCCCGGTGCCGAACAACCCCGTAACCGAAACAACCGCTTTTCCAATTACGTCAACCGAGCCAACCGCGCTCGTTCCGACGACCCCCGTAATCGGGACGTTGGCACGTCCGACTACCGTTAGAGATCCGACCGCCCCTGTAGCGGATACTCCCGTAACGAGAACATTCGTTTCAGCGCTAGTCTGTACTGTTACGGATCCGATATTCCCAGAGGCCGCAACACCCGTGACCGGGACATTAGCAACAGTCTGAAGAGAAACGTCTCCGACTTGCCCCGTGCCAAAAACACCCGTGACCGGGACATTGGTCCCCGTCGAAATATTCACGGTCACCGAGCCCACGGCACCCGTGGCCGAGACGCCCGTCACCGAAACATTCGCAACCGCCTGTACCGTTACAGACCCAACCTGTCCCGTAGCAAAGACGCCCGTAACTGGGACATTGGTTTGAGACGCCGTATCTACGGTGACCGAGCCAACTTGTCCGTTAGCAGACAATCCCGTGACGGGGACATTGCAAACGGGCAAAACGGTAACCGAGCCAACTTGTCCGGTGGACTCGACACCCGTCACAGAAACAGTTACAGACCCCGAAGCCTGTAACTGTGCGCCGCCCTGTAGCAGTAAGGACCAAATGATCACAGGTTATGCAACCTGTCGGATCGACCAGTCAATCGTGCGATCAGTGCCTTGGTTCTTTTTCATCGTGACGGTCCAGCCATTCATAAGCAAAAGCCCCGGCACGACATAAAGAGGTTCAGTCGTCTGCGCCCCTGAAAAGATGACTTCCTGAATCACGCGCTGTGTACTGCTAGACCGGCATTTCTCATAGATCTTTAGCTGGTACTCCTCGGTAGAAGTCAGCGCGTTGAGATCGAGGAAAACCTGAAAGATGCCGTCCGTTGTAATAGACGATTTCGTGGTCGATGCGCTGGGCAGATCGTATTCCGTCGTGCTAATGCTCGCGCTGCCCGAGTACAGTTCGGTGATTGCCATCAGTCAGATTCCCAATACGTAATGTAAAGATAACCAACAGTCCCATTGCCGCCGTTAGCTCCGCCCCCGCCGCCTCCGCCGCCTCCACCATAGCCCGTAGCGTTGCCACCGTTGACTCCACCGTTTCCACCAGAGCCACCGTAGCCCCACACGGAAAAGCCACCTACGCCGCCGCCGCCACGGCTAACTGTGGTCGTGGTGTTTCCTGTTCCCCATGCAGTTGCAGAAACTGTTGAGTTGGAGGAGATCATTGGAAAGCTAGTAACGACTGCTGATGTTCCGCCGTTAGCTCCCGCAGTTGTTACTGTAGTGGAAGCTCCTCCCCCGCCTGTCCCTCTGACTGCGGGGTAAATAAAAGGATACGTCGAAAGCCGCCCAGTTGATGCCCCTACGGTGGGGGTTGCAGCCGATGTTCCTCCCGCCATTGCTGGCGCTGCGTTTGATCCCGGTGCGTTTCCACCTACTGTGCCAGATGCCTGACCTTGACCATCCGTTCGCGTGGTTGTGTTAGCTCCGCCGCCAAACAGTTTGAAGGTTGTGCCCTCGCCCCACGGAATAAAGTACAGCCCAGAGACAGTCGTATCCCCGCCATTGGTAGCACCCGTCGTAGGCGTGCCGCCAGTGCCACCTGCGCCGAGCGTAATTGTCAGAGATGCTCCGGGTGTCACAAATACCGGCGCATAAATCATCGACAGTCCGGGGCCACCCCCGCCCCCGCCGCCGGTAGAGGTCGCATTGTTTGTTCCGCCCGTACCGCCACTTCCGCCACCCACGCCAGAGATCATGAGCATGCGGACGCCTTCCGGAACAACCCACGTCCAAGGGCCTGCCCCAGAATTAACGACGATGCCGTCTTGCGTGACGCCGGTGCCGTCTTTGAACTCAACCACGTGCTGTTTTTGATTAGGACCGCCAAGCATTAGTCAGCGCTCCAGTAAAAAATTCCAATATAGCCATCTGAACCGCTCCCCCCTGTTGCGTTATATCCGCCTGCTCCACCGCCACCAGCGCCGTACCCCGTGGCATCGTTTCCATTGGTCGCCGCGTTGCCGCCGTTACCGCCATATCCGATGATTGATGATCCCCCAAGTCCACCGCCACTACGAGAGAGTGTGCCTGTTTGATCTCCCGTGCCTGCTGTTGGAGTTTGTAAAAACATCGAATGAAGCCACGACGTTGCAGGGTTCAAACCCCCTGATTCGCCCGCAGTAGCCCCGTTTGTACTGGCTCCGCCACAACTTGATCCACCGGCAGCTAAAACATATCCTCCGAGGATCGGAGCAAAGTATCCTAGTCCGTTTGGGTTTCCGACAGCTGGGGTAGCAGCATTGGATGGAGGTGTACCTCCAACTCCTAAAGCGTAACCAGAGTTAGCCCCGGTGCCCCCAGTGGTGGCTGATAAAACCGCGTTGCTGCCGCCGCCTTTAAGGTCAAGCGTAGTGGTGTTGTCGAAAGGTGATAACACAAGGTTTGTGATAGTGCTTGCGCCGCCCGATACCGTAGCCGCTCCTTTAGCGCCCACCGTGACCGTAAGGTTTGCCCCGGGGGAAACAGCACACTCTAAAAAAATAGCCCCTACCCCAGACCCCCCGCCACCATTGCCGCGCGCGCTAGGAGTGGACGGAGACCCTGAACTTCCACCACCGCCGCCTGCGCCAACTCCGGTGACGAAAATAGTAGCAACATCCTTCGGGACAACCCACGTCCACGGACCGTTGGTCGAGGTGCCGTCTACTACGCCGTCCAGCTTGACACCCGTGCCACGGATGAACTCGACGTAGTGCTGTCTAACTACAGGACCGCCAAGCATTAGTCAGCGCTCCAGTAAAAAATACCGATGTATCCATCCGAGCCGCTCCCCCCTGTTGCGCCACCACCGCCCGCACCGCCGCCCGCAGCGCCATACCCCGTGGCATTGCTACCATTGGTCGCCGCGTTGCCGCCGTTACCGCCATATCCGATGATTGAGGGGCCGCCGAGACCGCCGCCGCTACGCGACTGCGTGCCTGTTTGATCTCCCGTGCTTGCTGTTGGAGTTTGCATAAACCCTGAATGAAGCCACATAGTTGCTGGGTTAACCCCGCCGCTGTTCCCCGCAGTAGCGCCGTTGGTACTAGCGCCTCCGCAAGTAGCTCCGCTAGACCCAATAACATATCCCACGATGTTCGGAGGGATCTGAGGGAAATAGCCAAGACCGACGTTTACCGCAACGCCCGGAGTCGCGGCATTAGAGGGCGCAACGCCGCCTACCCCTATATTATAGCCCGCGAGTCCAACGCCTCCACCAGCGGCGGTGCCTGATACCCCTCCCGTACCGCCTTTAAGATCAAGCGTAGTGGTATTATCAAACGGAGAAAAAACAAGGTTCGTAATAGTGCTCCCGCCGCCCGCAGTGGCAGCAGCGCCTTTAGCGCCCACCGTAACCGTTAAACTCGCTCCCGGAGAAACGGCGCATTTAATATTCACAACGCCAACCCCAGAGCCACCTCCGCCACCTCCGCGAGAGCTTGGGGTAGCACTGGTGGAACTTCCGCCGCCACCACCCGCGCCAACGCCAGTGACAAAAATAACGGACACATCCTTCGGAACAACCCACGTCCACGGACCGTTGGTCGAGGTGCCGTCTACTACGCCGTCCAGCTTGACGCCTGTTCCCCGGATGAATTCTACGTAGTGCTGCCGGACTACAGGACCGCCAAGTGCCATATCAGTAACTCAAAATCTGGTCGGCGTCAGCTTGGGTAATGAGCCCCTGCTGAACCATGTAGTTCACAAGGCGGATCGTGTCGGGGTCGTCTAGACGCACCTCTTCCGCCAGTGCCAGCAGTTCGTTTCCGTCGATAATCACGGGGTCTTGGCTGGCGCGAATGGATATCCGCTGTTCGGGGGTAAACCGCCGCAGGAACTCAAGCCGCGTAATAGGTTGCGGAGGAAGAACAACGGGCGGCGGATGGCTGAAGTTGGTGCCGTCGTAAAGATCACCGGGGCCGTACTGACTCAATTCCGCAGTACGCTCGATGCAAATATGGTCGGGGTAGAACTGTTGAGCACGCGCAACGCTGTCTGCCGCGATGCAGTTATCGACCACCCCATCTTTGATAAGAAACACGTCCATTGCTTACACTCATTAAAAAGACGGGGTGGTAAGTAATCCTTCCGCTTGATCAGCCTCCAAGCAAGCGGACTGGCTCTTCACTACCCCGCTTCATTGCCGTTTACGCAATGCGGATGATTGCGTTGCTTGCATCTGCCGTCGGGAACACAATCGTGAAATCTCCCGCGGTAGACGATTTATCGCTGCCAAAATCCAGCACGACTACGGTCGGATTGGTGACCGAGATGGAAGTCGTGTTCGGGGTCGTGTTATAGATCAACGCGCCACGAGCCGTGATCGTTGCGGTGGTGAAAGTCTCATCCGCAAAATCAGTAAAGGCGGTCGTACCCGTTGACGTGGGATCCACGTTCGACAGCGTTCCGCCTCCTGCGGTGTAGCCGGTGCCAGACACCTCGTTGGTCGCCGTGTAAGCCGTCGTAGACGCGTCAAAAGTTGCCGAGTTGGTGTACAGGGCAATTTTGAAAGTGTCTCCCGTTGACGCATCAAAATCGTGTACCCCGAACAACAGTTCCTTCTTGAACGACGTACACATGAAATTTCCAGTAAAAGCCATTTCACAATCTCCTAATCAGTTCAGCAAGATCCTTGTGCCCTGCGTCCGTCAGCGCATTGTAAACCGTTGTTCGATCACTTTTGATAGCCTCCCGCATGTAAAATTCCAAAACTTTAACTAATCGGCCACGAAAAGCGCGCGCTTGTGCTTGAATTGCGGGAGGCGCAGTATCGCTGATAGAAATAACCTTCTGAGCACACCGTTCCGCCACTTCTTCAGGAGTAAAACCACGATTGGTTGTGGTTTTTACATCAACCTTGAACACCGGGTTTATGCTCAACTCGGATGCTGGAAAACTCATTGTTTCGGCCTCAAAACCATGCCTGTGCGATACTCATCTGTGACTTCTTTCGCTTCCCCGAACAGTTTGAGCCCGGTGATAGCTTCGACAAACCGTTTCTCATACTGCTGCATGAGATCAGGCTCTCCCTTCATGTAAATATAAGCTTCGAGCAAGCTGCCATACAACATGGAGATTTCTGCGTTTTCACTTAGCCACGTGGTGGCCCCCTCAGCCCCCGCCGTCAAGCTGGCGGGGCGGTAAAAGTAATGCAATTCGACCGCAAAAGAACTGCTGGGAGTTGGCCCTAAAATGAAGTTGTTTACGTCAAAAACCGCGTAAAACCGAGGATTTCCCGTCACCGAAGCGTTGGGATTGAACGCTTGTACGAAGTCGGCGTCCTTGAAATCAAGGAAATTCTGGACATTGGACCCGTCGGTGAACGAAAGAGAGAAGGGAGCCAAAAAATCAGTCGGACAAGACAGGTACTTGTTTGAAACAGACATGCTGCCGCTTACGTTCTTGCGAAACAAGCTGAGCTGCACGTTTTTGAGGATGCGTTCTTCCGCCTGCCGGATGAAAATCGGCAAATTGTTGACGAAAGACGTTTCGTTGTTCTCGGTATAGTCCTGTATCGCCTGTTTTAGCTGACTATAGGTAAAACTCATGGCATCACCCTGCTCTACCCACTTGTCCAAACCCTTGTGGGGGCAACAAATTAGGACTTTCTACCAAAGGCACCCCGACAAAAACCAGTAACGGTTCCACCCGGTCAGGGCGAGCGTCTTTTAAGGCTTCCGGATCATCTACCTTTCTAAACGGGCCTAGCTGGGGATGCTTGGGCTCAAATTCGTCCGGTCCCACCAGCATTCCCGTCCACTCGCGCTTCATGACGCGGTAGGGATATCGTTGCCCAGAGCGATCTGATATTGCCCAAGACTTCTTCCCAGACGCGAACTTACCCATCACCCTATCCGGTAAGAATCAAAGCTGGGGGACACTTGGAAAGACGCACGATCTCGATCTTCCGTGGCCGCCCGGTCAAATTCCTCTTCGTAAACGGCTTTCAGCAGCTCCACCCGGTTAGGTGCGCGCTTCAATGCCAAATAATACGCCAGTCCCGCCGCCAAACAGGGGTAAAATCGGAATGGAAGGTCCATTGTGTTGGTGTAAATGTCTGCGTCATCCATGCGCGTGAGCGCATCGTACACGATGACATCCGTAGAGTTCTGCGGCACCGGCCAAAGCTTCAGATTTGGCGTCAATTGCCTATCCAAAAAGAACTGGTTCGGTCTACTTTGCTGTGTCTTGTTCGGGATGGTGAGATAGTCGTCTCGACTCAGCCTCTCCATCGAGTAATCTACGCCATTTCTTCGGCAAATCACCGACAAAACGTCGATAACGTCCGCGCCCAGCAGGTATTCCCCGTCCGCTTGCGTTACCGTGAAAGACCGTTGCTTGATCGTCCACTGATTAAGGCCCCGATTTGCCCAGTCGGCAAGCAAAAGATTGAGCGAGCGCTTGGCTGTTTTCAGATCGTATCCGGTTCTGACTTCCAAACCACAGCGCTCGAATGCCTCCTCTACATATTCGGCGACATCTAGCTCAAAATCCTTGTTGCCGGAGGTAGTCATGCCTTCTTACCACGAGGTTTTGCGGTTTTTGCAGACTTTTTGAAATCGGCTGCCGTAGGAGCACCTTTTGCTCCGGGTTTACGCATTTTTTCTCCGGAGCCTTCCGCAATACGTTTCCGTTTTGCGTTAATGTTTGCGTACAGACCCCGTGCCATTATGCGTTCCGCACCTTACAGCCGCTTCCGGCCTTGCCGCCACGGCTCATCTTGTGGACTTCGCCGCCACAACGCATGCAACGAGCCACTTCTTTCTTACCGGACGCTTTACCTTTCTTCATGGTTATCCCCAAATCTTGTGAATGAGTGGAGTGACAAGGATCAAAACTACTATTCCCCAAATCCTAATGTCCATGCCCGCTAGGGTCTTGTGCTGTTCGGCCAGCTTTTCTTCTAGGCGCGAATAACGGAGGTTACATTCAGCTTCATGTTTTTCCAGTCGGGACAAAACATCTTCCACACGCATGCTAACCTCACCACGCCTTGCAGGACCAGTATCTTGCGCTGAACTTGTCAGACGCCGTATCACACGAATGTCTCGCTCTGAAGTTTTTGCGCCTGTCCGGTTGGTCTTTTTTGATGGACATATTGGGGTCTCCGAAACGGACGAGCTTGATTTCGGAGCCTTTTTTGGCCAAGACCGCGCTTTTTTTGGCGCTGTTTGGAGTCCTTTTTGGCTTGTTGTACCCGGCAAAGGTTTCTCCCCGGTAAACTAATCGACCTGAAGGCGTTCTTTTTACGTCTTTCGTCGTAGCCATTATCGCTTACTTATAGAAGCTCGTGAGACTCGTGAGATTGTTGAACACGGCATAAATGCTCGTACCAAACCTGACGCCCTCGTCCGGTATGTTGAGCTGCCCCGTGCTGTTTGAATGAATATCGACCGTAAAAAGCGTGGGGCCTGCCGCGCCACCATCCTTAAACGCTACGGAACCGGTGCTTCCCGCCCCATGATAATGAATGGTGCATAGACGTGCTGGTCCAGAAGTAACGGCACCACTGGCCGTCAAATACGTCGCTTTGACATCTGATCCAGACATGACGGTTCCTATGTATAAAAGATAGTCATGGCCGTAATGTTTGTTGAAGTTGAGACAAAGATGTCTCTACCAAACAACACGCCTTCGTCTGGGATGTTCACCGAGTGGGAATCGGATTGCAAAAAATCTATGTCCACCGTAACCGCGCCCCCGTCCCCATCGGTTAAGGTGAGACGACCCGCACCGGCTCCCGTAAGAACCTGCAACTGGCGCAGTCGGGTGCGACCAACGTTGGCCGCTCCCGTCGTGGTAAGACGTTTTGCTTTTACGTCCGAGTTAGCCATTCAAACCTCTCCTTATGCGGCGGAGATGTTCGCGTTGGTGTCCACTCGCTTCCAGTTGGTGCCGTCAGAAAACGCCAAAATAGCGCTTCCCGCAGCGCCGTTTGAAACGTAAATGACCGCGCCTGCGCCCTCGGTCGCCGCCGAAGGAACACCTGCTACTGTATACGTGGGAACTTTGATCTCACCGACGAAACCGTTAGTAGAAATAACGGGGCCGGAAAAAGTGGTATTAGCCATTGGTCACCTCTTGCACAAGGTATTTGCTCTGCAGTCTGTGCAAAGTCAGGCGGGCTGGCGACCTGTCTGCAAAGCTAAATATGTAGCCCAGACCAAATAATAGCACGCACCCTGAAAAAAGAAAGGGGCCTCATAAGAGGCCCCTTTTGGAGATCCTAAAGAAGCTCTTTAGGAACTACCGATCAAGCACCCGGCGTGCCGAATACACAGCGCCAGTCCGAGACCCCGAAGCTATAACGCTCACGGGCCTTGAAGCGCATGTTACCGGTGTCAAAATCTCCTTCCATGCCGGTCTTGATCGGCGAACGGTTGAAGTATTTGAAACCATTCGGTGCGTCAGTCTTGATGAAGTACGCGTCCGTATCAGTGAGGAAGTGGTTTACCACAGCCCCTTGCGGAAGCATACCCATCGAACGCATGGCGTTCGTGTCGTTGTCTGCCGTGCCCGGACGCAGGTTCGAGTTAAGCACTCGCTCTGCGATGAACTGAAGCTCTTTCGGAATAATGAGCTTCATGCCGCGAACAGCAATCTTCAGACCACGCTCATCCGTCAGACCTGCGATGTCAATCAGCATCTGCTCCAGCGAGGTCTCGTTGAGATCCGCGGCGGTAGCCAGAAGGTTGGTCTGATTGCCAGTAAGGCTGGGATGCGCGTTCGAGCAAAGCGCGGCACCGTCGCCAATCGCATAGGCTCCCGTGCTGAACGCGTTGTTCAGAATGGAAGCTGCTTTGATTTGCTTGGTCTGCGCCATCGAACGAGCCAGCGCCTTCGTGTACCGAGAAGCCAGACGATCATAAAGATTGTCTTCGATAGCTTCTTCCGTGATAGAAAACGCCAGAGCGATGGTTTCGTGGGTGTAACGAGCGGTGTACGTCTCTTGAGCGTCGTCAAACGTGATGGCACCGCCTTCACTCTTGACCGGAGCTGTCGAGAAGCCCGCAAGCATTACTTCTTCTTCAAAGGCACGGTCCGAAGACTCCTCATCGAAGATTTCAGAATGCTCGTTCTCGTAACGGTTGTATTCAAGCCCGAACAAGGCATTTAGGCCGGGTTCAAGCTCCTTCGCTAGTTGCGCGCGAGAGATAGCCATGAGTTAACCCTCCTTAAATACCAGTGCTGGGCGCAGTGGTGTCAAACCGCCGCGATCCTGCGTTAAAGTGCGCGTTCAGGCGAACGATAAGCGGAATGCCCGCCGCCGTGAAGTCGTTGTTAGCAGCATCATCCATGATGCCAACAATGCGAAGCGGCAGAGTCGCCGTGGTAGCAACGGACGAAACACTCAACGCGGAGCTAGAAGCCCCCGTGTTGGTGCTGCCAGAACGTGCCGACGTGCCCAGCGATGCGTTTGCAAAAACGGTCGCCAGAGCCGTAGTACGGTTCGTCAGAGACGCATCAGAAGCAACTCGGAAGAGCTGGTTCGGATCATCTGCGACAAAGGCTTTTACGGGAAAGTTGGTGTTTACGCTGACAGAGCCGGAACCCGGCCAGTAGTTCAGCCACACCGTCTGCTTCCGTACGGAATCAACGTATTCTACGCCCATCAGGACACCCAGTGCTTGGGTGGTACCGCCCGCCGTATCACCAGCCTGATCAATGGTGCCCGCCGAAGTGGGAACCACAATGCTGTACTGGTAAATAGCGTTGGTATTGTTAGAAGCGATTTCGTACTGAGTTACCCCAGTCGTGTTTGCACCGCTACCAACGAGCCCGATAGGACGAAGACCATATGCAGTAGATGCGTTCGGCATAATAGTTCTCTCCTATTTAAGCAGCCCTAGTTGCGAGGACCGCCGAAGGTTACACGAGATTGACGATCAGCATTGCCAATCCTCATAGTTGAGTGTGCGTTCTCGCGCATCATGTCCGAATCAATTGCGTTCATCTGGTCTCTACTTCTTTGATTGAAGTATTGCGTGCGTTCAGCAACTGTTTCGTCAGGGATACGAGCGAGAAGCAAGCCGCCCACTCCAAACACACCTTCATATTTACCTGAATCAATAGTAGGCGCTTCAAAGTCGGGGTATTCGTCCTTACGGACCAGTTCCCAACCTTCACGCATCTTGGCGCTGACGTTCTTCCGATCATCAAATCCACGGGTTTCCGCACGGATCCAACGATGCTTAAAGCCGTCAGGGGCAGGCGGTGCATCCAGCATAGACGGGGGAGCCCAAGGCTTACGAATAGCCTGCTTCTCCCTAGTTTGGGTAGCGCGAGCAGTCCGATTGATGCCCGAACCACCGATTTGGTTTTCTTGTTCGCTCATCGATCAGTCCCTCACGTATTTCGCATATTCTTCAAGCGGCACTCCCAATTTCTTCGCAATTGCGACTTGGCTCGGGGAGAGTCGAACCTTTTTCCCACTGCGCCCAGATACGTTCCTTGATGCCCCAACAACCGTCTGAGCGGGTCGTCTGTTGGGAGCGCTACCAGAATTGCCAAATTTATCGGCAATTCGACGGTCAAGTTCAGTATAGTATTCATCACTTTGCGGGTCAAATCCTTCCGATTCGACCATCTTTTTATGAATACCAAACGCGGCATATGTCATGGCTTCGTCCGAGCCAAACCACGTATTTCGCAACGCCCACTGCTCCGCTTTCGGATCAGGGCGACGCGGCTGCTGCGCAGGCATGGGCTGCTGCGCTTGATATTGCGCGGCGGCGGCCTGCTGCTGACGATACCTATCTTGTTGGAGCTTTGCCTGATTCGCTCGATCCTGCTGAATTGCAAGGTTGGTCAAAGCGCGCTGCGCTTCTACCGTGGCTTTGCTATCCCCAATCTCAATCGCACGAGCTAATGCAGACTCGACTTGCTGCATCTGAGTATTCACCCGTGTGGTGTACTCAGCCACATAGTTTGTGTCCAAATTGGACATGCGCTGCTTGAGGTCGTTTGCCTCAGTTTGAATAGCCTGCGCGTATCGCAGCGCTTCTTGCTCACGCCGCTCCGCTTCGCGCATCTTCTTCGTCAGACGATCAATACGTTTCTGCGTCGCATCCCCGGCACGCTTAAAGTTGTCGTCGTCGTCAAACTCGACTACCGCTTTTTCTTCAGTAATCTCGACTTCGGCCCCTACTTCATCGTCAAAAGCCATTGATTCGTTATCTTCAGAACTGATCATGTCTGTCCTCACAAATGGTGAATGTCTTCAGGGTCCATGATGGTCGCCAGAATCTCGTCGTCATTGAGAATCCGAACTTCCCCGCCGTCTATCTGGAATCGAGATCCGGCGTAGCGGGCAAACATGACCCACTGCTTTTCCGTGCACCACGGGCCGGACGGAAACTTTTCAGTGTCCTTGTACGCCAGCGGGCCGACCTTGAGAACATAGCCAACCTGCGTGGAAATCTGGCTTTTTTCCTGAACCTCGTTCGGCAAAAAAATGCCGCCAGCGGTCTTTGCCCGGCCTTGATACGGAAGAATAAGAATCCGCCAACCCGTAGGCGCTGGCATCCTTTCAAGAAGACTTACCCCGATTTTGTCAGGATCAAGCCGCGGCTTTTCGACATACGCGTCCGCCAGATTCGGCTTGGTCTTTGTCAGTTCTTCAAGACCGCGTTGCGCGGCCTCAAGATCAATCTTTGCAGCTTCAGTCAATTGATCGCTCCTGTTTTTCTAGCAGGCTCTTGAGTTCCTGTTCCACGTGATTAAGGCACTCTAAGTTGCCCATAAGCTCACGATAATGCTCCATCGACTTCACGTTCCCATTCCGCATGTAGTCGACACAGCCTTGGCGACGGTCTCGCAAAATGCGAAACACGGCCTCAGCAATCCTTATTTCATCCACTAAATCCTCGCATATTATCGAACATCGTCCGATAGTATCCTAGCAGATCGTATACATCCGACGCTAGGGAAGAGGCTGCTTACTCGGCCAAGAGCAAGGCCTGTTGAAGTGTTTCGAGGTTTCGGCGAGTCCACCCACGACCGAACGTTGAAAACGTTTTCAAACTCTCGTAAAACGCTTGTCGCTGTTCGTACAGGTCTTCAACCAGAATCTTTGCTGGCTTTTTACTAACAAGCTGTGTTGTTTTTGGCCCGATCACGCCGTCTTGTGCCGCGCCGACCTCCTTTTGCAACGCCCGGGCTACCCGCGAAACGCCGGAGTTCACCGCCCAGTCAAAGCATGCCCAGTCCACGCCAGAAGGCAATTCATCCCCTCGGAGCTTGTCCCAATATTCCGTCTTATACAGCGGAGAAACGTCGGACACGCTTAACGAGCGCATCTCCTGTTCGCTAACGGGGCGCTGGATCCATGCTTCATAGACGGCCTTGGTAACCCCAAGGTTCGTCATCCCGCCGGGATCTCTGGGGTGTTTTACAAAACCCCCTTCGTGTTTAAGCAAAAACGCTAAACATTGGTCCCAGTTTTTTTTCATCGTTGATGTTATCCGCCATTGAATGGGGCTAATGACGCTAGCCCTTCCGGACGAAGAAACGGATTATCTTGGGGGGCTGCCGGTGGCGGTAAATTTCTGCGCAAGCCGAACACGGTTGCTACTTCTCCACCCCGCCCGGTGTTACCGGTAGTAGCAGTGGGGGTTAAATCTCCGACAACGTAATTACCGGGCACTGTGTTTGGCGCTCCCGCTACGGATCCCGTTCCGGTGCCTGTGCCCGTTCCGGTGCCTGTGCCCGTTCCGGTGCCTGTGCCCGTTCCGGTGCCTGTGCCCGTTCCGGTGCCTGTGCCCGTTCCCCTTTCGGCCCTTTCCTCCGCTCGTTCAGCAGCACCGTAGCCCGCTGTGCCTGTGGTGGACATAAACGTACTAAGGGCCGCTTGCTCCCTCGGCGTTAAGGAGCTGAGAGTTCCACCAAACGCATCGCTAATGAAACCTCCGGGGGCCATTCCGTATCCAAGAACACCCGCGGTCAAAGCGTCTGTCATGTCTCCGCCAGCAGCTAAAGTAAGGCCCGCTCTACCTACGCCTTGACCAAGCGCTGTTCCTAAAAAAGGCGTGGAGGATGAGGGTGTTCCCGCAAAAGCGCTAGCGTCCGCAAGATAAGCACTACCCCCAGCAATCGCTGCGGCTTTAAGGGCATCCCCCCAATCCGCCCCAGAAGCTCGTGTAGTAGCCCCAGAAGCGAGAGCGGCTCCCCAAGGACCACCAAAATACGAGCCCGCCGCCGTGAGGGCCGCGTTAACCACCGGATTAGACATTACCTGTTGGAACTCACTGGGATCATTTTCAGGGTTCCAGTACCCTCCAATTGAGGGACCGTATTTTTGAAGGTCGGTATACGGATTATCGGAATACTTCTTCCTTTTGGTGCCGTAGGAGAAGTGGGCTTCAAAGTCCCCGAAAGCTACCCTTTGCGGTAGGTTAAACTGTGATCGAATATTGTTTATCTCGTCAGTAAATTCCCGCTGGTCATATCTTTTATTTCTATAATCCAACCAAGCAAGTTCTGTTTGCTCGTCCGCGGACAGGTACTTTCTTAGATCTTCGTTGTCCGAGTAATACTCGTACCATGTTTTTATATCATTGGCTACCTGCGCCCCCTCTCCTGACGGTCGGAAAGGGAGATAAAGATTTCCGATCTGTTCTGGTCGGTTAGTCGCAACATAGCCCGGGGTTTGGTTTAGTTGAAGCATCTCGCTGTAACCAACACGCGTTTTACCCGGAGTGGATAGCGGAGCTGCATAGGTAGTGCCATTAAAAATATCAGTGGCCCCCACCAAGTTGTTCTGTGGGTTTACTACGTAGGAAGCGGCGGCAGGCGAGGCAGAACCACTTCCAGTTGGGGTGGTGTAATCCGCCGTCATTGCGTAGTTAGGCGAAAGACTCTCGATACCTTGTAAAACAGCCCCCATGTCTACGGAAGTGCCATCAGGCAATACTGTGACTCCGCCATATGCCGCAGGATTTGGCACATTGTTCCCAACCAGACCGCGACCACTCGCCGTATTTTCCGATTGTCCACGTGCTGGTTGAGGTTGCTGCGCGGCAGCGGGTTGCGCGGCAGCGGGTTGCGCGGCAGCGGGTTGCGCAGCAGCGGGTTGCGCAGCAGCGGGTTGCGCAGCAGCGGGTTGCGCGGCGGCTTGCTGCGCGGCGGCGATCCGTTGTTTCTCCGTTTCTTCCGCTAACCGTTTGCGTTCCTGCTCCTGCTGAATTGCCAACAACTCCGCCGGAGTAGGCGGCGCTATGCTTTTCAGCGTAGAAAAATTAGGCAAATTTAGCGAAAAGTTTGGAATCATGGTTAGCAACCCATGTATTTCGTCCCCTTAAGCGCCGCTCCACCACCCCGACACGTCCTACGCGTCATCTTGTCGCCCGCCATAGGAGCTGACTTGAGACCGCCAATCTTGACGGCTTGCGGGGTGCTACGAGGAGCCGACCCATTTACCTTAACTTTTCCGCCTTTCATTGAGGGAACCCTCCGTTACGTTGCTTAACTAGCTCACGCTGCATCGCAGAATCAATACGAGCTGCCGTCTGGCGCTCTTGCGAAGCCAACCTTTCCTCAAATTGACGTGCCCGCATCTGCAAACTCTGCTGATCCAATTGTACCTTGGACTGATCAATCTGATTATCCGCCTGATCCGATTGCGCTTTAAGCTGCAGTTCCTGCTCCTTGAGCTGAACCAACGGATCCGGAGCGCCCGCTCCGCTAAGCTGCGCAGAAAGATCCTTGACCTGCTGCATACCTTCCGCCACAAGCTGCGCCGTAAGCTGTTCAATCTGCAGCATCTGATCATCGTCCGCCGGACGACCACCGCTCTGTTGAACCTGCTGCAAATACTGCACCGCCGCTTGTTCGCGTGCCGCAATCTGAATGTGCTCCATGACGTGCTTCTGCAAAGCAATCGCCAACGGAGGCATCTGACCCACCATCGGACTCGACCCAAAGACCAAGTGCGCCATGATGTGCGCTTGATGGTTCTGACCTTCAAAGGCCTTCAAAGGCAACATGTCCAACGCGTTGATGTTCTCCTGCGCCGGATCCAACGGCTCCGGAGTCTGCGCCGGAACCGCTTTCATCAACCGATCTACGTCCGTAACCCCCAACGCCTCGTACATGTCACGAAACACTTCGTGCAGGTTGTGAAGCTCCGGGGCCTGCGACGCAAGCTGCAACTTAGTCTGTGCCAGCATAATCCGCTGAGACTGACTAAAAATGTTCGGATTGCTGACCGGAATCACGTCCACCCGATCATCGAAATCCGCCGCCATGATCGTCTGATCACCGCCCGGAACCGAGTACGGATACTCCTGCGGCAAACTCTCCGCCATCACGCGCGCCAGAATCTTGAACTCTTGCCGCATCGCATAGTGCAGGCGCTTATGCACCGCACTCATGACCCGCGAGCCCTGTTCCATCATCGCAATCGTCGTGCCTACCGCCGCTTGCTGATTCCCGTCCCCGACCTTGAGGTCCGTAATCGTCGCAAACCGCTGACCCGCCTGTACCACAAAACCCAACAAATTAAACAACGTCTGATCCGGTCCCTTGAACGGCAACGGCATCAAACTGTCGCGAATCGCACCCCCGGGCGCATCCACGTCCCGGAACTCCCCGGGCTGCAAAGGATCATCGTCGTCCCTGATCCGTAGGCCGCGGGCCTTGAATCCCGCCGGAAGGTTCGACAACGTGCCCGCATCAATCAACTGCCGCAGCGCAGAAGTCGCGGTCCGCGACAACCCGCCAATCGTGTGAATCAGACCCAAACCGTAGAAGCCAAATCCCGGCAGGAATTTGTAATGCGTAAAGTATTGGATCTTCTTGCGAAGCTTGTCGTCTTCGCGATAGTTGCGACGAATCGACAATACCTGACCGTTGTCCTCGGACAACGTGACAATGTACGGAATCCGAATCCCCGTCGGCTCCCCGTCCTCGTCTAAATCCTCGTAACCTTCCAGATCCAAATCGACATGGCACTCCAGAATGGTGCAATCATAGTCAATCTGACTCGGCTCCAACCCGTCGATCTGGTTGATCTTCTCCTCGATCTCGGTCAAATCCTTCTGCGAAGGAAGTACCGGAACATCCAGATACACCCCAGCAAGCTGCCGCTTACGCAAATCGTTAACCGACATCCGAACAACCTGCGTGATGTTCGGACACGTCTCCAAATCCGAAGTCTCATAAGGAACCACAAGGTTCTCAGCAGGAACAAACCGCGATACCGCACGGCCCAACGTCTCGTCGTAATACGTCTTCTTGAACGTGGATCCCGCCAGCGGCAGATAAAACAACATCTGATCCATGTCCGGCGTGTACTCTTCCATCACGTTCGTGATGTAGTAGTTCATGAAACTCTGTACACGCTGCGATTGCGCGAGCTTCTCCCGCGTCTCACGGCCCATGACCACCGTACGAACCGGACCACTCGGCGGAAGCAGTTCGTTAAACGCCTGCGCCTGAAATTGCGTCGCCGCTTCAGCCAAAAGCGGATGCGTTACGCCTGACGCCCCACGGAATGGCTGCGTACGCTCTTCGTACGTGAACCCCAGCAGCTCCAAACCACTCGCGTACGCGTCTTCCCATTCCTGACGGCTCGACTTGTTCGCGTCAAACTCGGACATCAACTCGCTGGCAATCCGACCCAACTCGCGGTCCGGAATCTCTTCCGCCAAATTGGCGTAAAAATCCTCGTTCTCCCCGCGCTTGTCAGACGGCTCAAAATCAATCTCTACCCCACCGTCTTCCGTGGGCGTAATCTCAATTTCCCCAACCCCACGCGCGTCCACCATCGCACGCACGTTGTTGCCGCCTTCCGGGAAATCAATCCCAAAGCCCGCGTCCCGCGCGCCGGGAAGCTCGACCTCCATCTCCGCCGCCAAATCGTCTTCGGAAAGTTGCGACGGAACGTTGCGCTCCATCAAACTGCCCTTGAACCCGTTACGAATCTCGGCCATCAAACTCTCCTAAATACGAAAAAGTCCTCAATACGTCGTATCAAAGAAGCCTTCTTCGTCTCGCGGGAAATATAAATCGGGCCCCGTGGGAGGTGACACAAAGTTCCGTGGGGCGCGGGGCTGGTCCTTGGCAGGCGTCATACGCTCTTCCTCCGTCCGCCCCAGAATCTGATCCAACTGCTCGAAAATCGCGGCGTCAACCATCTGGGTCAGCTCCTGAACGCTCGCGTCCATGCCAGCCTTCACAAAAATCTGCCGCCCCACCGCATTATTGCGCTTATCCATCGCCACGTCACGAGGCGTCTGCCTGCCGTAATAACTCGGCGCAAACCTATCCATGAACTCTTGGAAATTGCCCGCTTTCTCCGCAGTCTCCGGACCGTACTCCTTAGCCATGATCGCCGAACCCAATATGTGAGCCCGCGCATCCTCCAGCTCAGGAAACGTCGGCAAGTCTTTACGGCCCTCGGGCCGCGCAAAACGCTTCGATTCCGGGAAGCCCCAATCGGTAGGAATAACGTGATGAGCAACCCCGTCACGCTTCTCCATCACGGTAGGGTAATCGTACCG